CGCCAGTATTTTTTAGAAATCCTGTTGCCATAGGTGTCTGTGCTGCTACAGCTGTAGCCTTCTCGATATCTAATGCAGCTTGTATTGTGCGGCCTGCTGTTTGTAATACACCTTGTGTTAATCCTTGAAATGTAACTAATGAACCAATACCTACCATCGGTACTTTTTGGTTATCTATTGTGTAATATAAAACTTCTGTGCCTAATGGATTTAATTGTGCAACTACTCGTGTGTTGTTAATCCACTCAAATCGTGATGGTCTTAAATCATCTGCATATACTTCTGTAACACGCCAATATGCAACACCGTAAAATATAAGACTATCGACAGTCCACGAGATAGTGACGGATCGTGGCTGTCGAATATCTGGCTGCTCGCACCAGAGTGGCTTCGCTAATTCTTCGCCTGTAGATTTTCTATACAGCTCTAATGGTAAATATCCTATAACACCTTTAATTAAATTAGCGCATCTATTAACAGCTGGTACTTGTGTTGCAAGTGTGCGATCCATCGGGCCTGCACCGAATGTGTTATATCCAAAACCAATTAAACTGTCGCCCATAACGGCAGGGGCGTATTGCGCTTGTAGATTTTCTTTTTTATTGGTTATACCCAAAGCAGACAATAGACCCATATGTATACTTTATAGCATAAAACGTACTAATAGTGCAAATTAGACAAAGATTTGCGCGGTTTGTTGTGGGCGTGTCAACTGGCTTACGACCATGGCCAAGGATATTGCAGCTGTAACGTCACCTGCAGATTTACGCCTAATGATGCGCCACCCAGCATCGCTAGTCTTAGCAGCACAGTTATTTAAGTGTTGTACTAGATCTGCTTGACCACTATGCACCATTCTGCCGTTAGCCATAGCATCGGATAGATCCGAGCATGCCTGGTAAAACGCTTGACCAGACGTATCTTGTAAACGCCAGCCACTTTGTTCTAATCGTGTAGCTATTGATTGCGTGGCGTACTTGTCAAAGCAAATTATATGTGGATGGTACTTACGTGCCCACTCGTTTATGTCACTTGCCATCTTAACTTCATCTATTGCAATATCACTATGCCAAAGTTGTGCAAGTCCTACAGCTATTTTATCGTCTTTCATTTGACCCATTATTAACGCACCTGATCGCCTTGTCGGTGCAATATCAAAGGCCATTATAGTCATTGGGCCGACAGGGATTTCTAGTGTGCTATCACTACATGCTTCAATAGATCCATACACCCAGGGGCTAACCGCTGAATCCACCCACTGACAAAGCATTTCAGTTCTTGTAGCTTCTATGCTGTTTGTATTTACAGCTTCTTCTAGTGTTTGTTCAGTTACAAAATATCCGAGTGCTGGATTTGCCATGGCCCAAGCTTTGCGATCATTGATCTTGCAGTGCTGTGGTGCTGACCATTCGTAATAACCCAAAGTAACAGGCGGATAAGATAGTGATCGCTCTCTCAGATCATTAAGCACTGTGCTAAACCCGTCACCAGCATTACTTGTCATTAAAGTCATTGAATTAGATCTAGCACGTGTTACGGGTAATGCAGCTGTAAATGCTTCTTCTGACCATTCACGTAATTCATCTAGATATAAGAAATCGGCTGTTTTGCCACGGGGCGCATCTCTAGTAGCCGCTGCAATTTCATACCTTGCGCCATTAAGTAAGGTTATGGATTCTTGGCCATTAGCCAGGCGGATTTGTCGAACTTGATCTTTTAAGAATTGATTATCTTCTATTGTGTAAGCAACATTTCTAAATGTATCTAGTGCCATATTACGGTTAGACGACATGCCTAGCACGTTCTTGCTGCCCCATAAGAATAAATGTGAAAGTATAAGCATGCGAGCAAGATGAGTCTTCCCTGATTGTCGACTGACAAGGATTAACCCTGATTTTTTGACCCACATATCTTTATCATCAATAGTTAATAAATCATCTAATACCCAACGTTGCCAGGGAATCAGTGGCATGCCTATTTTCTCAGCTAGATCGGCTACCTCTTGTGCTTTAGATATTCCTTTAAGTAAGGGCGTATAAATCCTAGGCTCAGTGCTGCCAATTAGCCCGACCCCTCGTGGCGTCTGTTTTACTTCCGTATCATTCTGCATCAAAGTTAAGCGTATCAGGTTTAATAAATGGTGAGTCTGGCACTGTTCGCACCGTCTCAGGGAGAGAACGTTGTGAAAAGACAGGGGGGGTCGCCTTGTGGCTAAAAAAACGACCACCTTTAGAGCTGTTACATGACTTGCATAAAACTTGTAAGTTATCGCTAGCCCACATGTCGCCACCTTTTACACGTGGAATGATGTGATCTACTGTGTCACCTGGCTTACCACACTGCACACACTGCCAACCATCCCGGTCAAGTATGGTAATGCGTAGCTTCTTCCACTTACCTGTGCTTATTGCTTTACGACTCAATACCAGCCCTTAATCTTATGATGTGCTAATGCTTTACAAGCTGAGCCATTATACCTATGTTCAATATAACGCAAGCCACGATCTATTTGCCTAAACGGATTAGGCTCTTTTAAGTTAAGTAATTGTGGAATACCTGCTGCACTTGACTTAGGATTCTTGGCTTTGTAATTCCATCTACTCTCTAAATGCCACAGCTCTTCTATGCAGTAATACTCATCAATATCATTTAATTGTATAAATGTATATTGTTTATAATGCTGTGTTTTGTATTGACTATAAGCAACGGAATAATCTTTTAAAAAGCAACTGCTAAATGCAATTAGCAATAGGGTGAGCCAAACTCTGCGCCTTCCGGGTCTGGCCGTTGGCGACCCAGCTTTTCGATTTAAGATCGAACGCGTGTTCAGGGTAGCATGGCTTGTCAAATCACGCAAGGATTTCGACCAATGTGCAAATTTTAATATCGTCAAGGTCTAACCAAGTTTCTGCATAACCAGCATCCATTATTTAGCGCCTATCAAGGCACAAGTGTGGCAACCACTACCTAAGAACTGCCAGCCACCACACTGCTTGCACCTATCTAAGTTACTGTCCGGTATATGTAAAGCCTCAGCTATATTTTTAACGCCAACACAGCCACAGTCCATACACTGATAAGCCTTAAATCCTTCAGGCGTATCTAACTGCTCAAGCCATAAGAACTCGGTCTTGCGATCACAGCCATTACACTTAAACTTTGTGTACATGTGATAAAATCCCCTTCCTTATTGTCTGCAATGACACTGAGTACATACCAAATATTGTCCATCATGTAATAACCTGTCATCATTACACGAGACACATCTATCGGTACTTAGGTTTAGGCTTTCTTTATCGTTTTCCATCCGTAATGTAAAGCCTGAACCGTTTCTTACTTCAATAAATCCCATTATTCCTCCTTTCCTTGTGGAAAGAACCAATTACCGCTGGCATCTTGCTTAGCCCACACAGCATGCTCTTTAATGTTATCTAAACAGACATAACCGTAATATGGTTTCTGTGTAGTTTTAGTTAGACCGGTTTTTAAGCTCATGCCTTTAGCACAGCACTCTGGTGGGGCTTTAGGTGGTGTAACTGTTGCAGCTTTAACCCAGTCCTCATTACTAATAGGCAACGGCTCTGTGCGATCTACTGAGAATGTTTGTGGCACAGCTTGTAACTGCACCACTTTAGTCATTTCTTCTCTGCTAGCACGTTTGCCCTTAGCCGCGTAACCCGCGTTTGCAAGCGCACGGCCGATCGCTGAAGTCTCACAGTTTTCCAGTGCAGAAGTTGAATTAACACCGCGATCAGAAATGCTCTCACTAGCAAGTCCAGTCGCACACGGTTTCGCATCGGCTTCCGTTTTAAATAATTCAGCACTAACAATGTATCTAGTGTCTGAGGCCTGTTCAAGTTTTGTTGCCACTCTTCCATCTGGGTAATCCTTCCACCATTTTTCTAGTCGGCTCTCGACTGTTTCATAATCTGCTAGGTTAAATGCCATTAGTCTTTCCAATCATCGGTGTCGTCTTGCATTGCATCTGTAATGCTTTTACCAATTGATAAGTAGGCAATTGCATCCTCGTAATTGTCAAGGTACGCAGGATCTTCAGCTTGCCGGCTGATCTTGACCAACGCCATACAAATTGCAGCTTCGTTTGGTTGAATTGGATAACCCAAATATGCACTCCACAGTTCGGCAATCCTCTTGTGGTTTGTAATTGGATGCCCATAGCGGACACCTCTCTCATGAATAGTTTTGATGACATTATCAAATAACTGTTCAGTTGTTGTTGGCATCGATTTTGCTATCTGTGATCCTACGGTGCATGTCGTAGCCGTCTTTACGACCTTTCCAATAACCTGACTGAAATGCATTATCTTTAATTGTTTCGTAAACGCCCCACGCAATAAAATAACCCAGGACGCTGTAAAGCACTATCCATGGTGCTGTTGTTGCAATCATTTAGCCCTAACTATGCGCACATACTTTGTGGCACAGCTGTAGTGTCGCACTTGTGTATGACTTTGTGGATTATTTAAGGCGTAGTTTGTATAACGATTAGGTAACGATGTTACCCGTAATACCGCCCTAGAGCTGTAAATGAGCCATCCTTATTGATCGGCACTAACGTGGGTGTTAGTGTCTTTCCTACGGCTTCTAGTATAGCAATACCCATCTGCCAATTCGCGCTTCCATAGCGTATATAAGAGGCTTTTTTTCTATCCATTAGATTACCTACCTCAACACCGTATAAAGGTCTGTAATGGCTTCCTATGGCCTCTGTATAGGCACTCATACCCAGTCTATGGCTATGTCCTGCTATGACCGATTTGCCCCATTTTTTAGCAAGGTTAAGGGCTGTGATACCTGCGTGCTGGCTCATGCTGCCCTCATCGCCATGGGCTAATACCCAGCCAGGATGAAACTCATAAGCTGTGCGATGGTAGTCAATGCCCATACCAGCAAAGTCCATAAACTTAGGGTATTGCAACTCAGGCAACCCAATCAATCCCGGTGCTTTTAGTAAAGTATTATAAAGGCGATCAGTATGATTACTGCGGATAACACTAGCCTTCTTGCTGTACTCGGTAAGATCCCATAGGATGTCTTGACAAGCTGCACGATCTTCGTTAAGAGTCTGACTGTAAGCCAAAGGTGTGCCATCGGCCCACTTGCTAATTGTTTGAAAGTCGATCTCATCGCCAACACATAAAACCTCGTCAAACTTTTCACGTCTTGCAAGTTTAATGACGTTCTTAACTGCCTGCTCATGATGGTATGGGATTTGTAAATCGGATATTACTAGCCAACGCTTAATCTTCGTCTTCTTCTGTAGGATCTATACTAGGTATGATGCCGCCATCACCAATAACCCAGTCTGGCATGGTCGCTCTATCTGATACAAAATACAAGCTACAGCTTTCACTAAAGCCAGCCTTACGTGCAGCCTTGTAGATCTCATTCATAGCAATATAATGCTGATCTAGTTTAGATAATGGCTCAGGTGATTTGCGCACAATGCGCTTATTTATTTTTTTACGTTTACGTCTTGTATCAGCCATACTACTATTGTCGCTTACACATTAGGGAATATAGATCATCAACACGCTGCTCTAATCTAGTTAACTGATCTTTCATGCTTTGTCCACCATTAGGACGTAGTTCGTTAAGCCAGCCTTTAACTATAAAACGTAATCCGATTAGACCGCCTGATAGCACAGCTATAACGCCAGCGCCAAAGCCAGCCCATTCTGTAGGGGTCATGCTTCATCTGCACCGAGGCCATAAGCATCATCGGATTTATCTAAAGCCCTAGCTGCTGGGCCTGCAAGTGCGGCCACTACTACTGATATAACTGGATCTAGTCCTAGCTCATTACTGGCTAAAAATGTTAAGAATGATACAAGCACACCCCTAAAATATGATTTAAGTATTGCTTTCTGCTTATTGCTTATTTTCATATGTTACCCCCTAGTAGTGGTATATCAAACGGCTTGCTGTCTTTATCGCCTAACTTTGTAAAACTGATATGTATGTGCTTTGTGTGTTTGTTAAAGCCCTTGTACTTACGCCACTTAAAATTAAGTATCCTGCTAGCAATCATGCCATTATGGATTACGTAAGATATGCGCTTATCGGTCTTTGCACACTTTCTGATTTGGTCAGCCAAATATACTGAGATCCCTTCGGATGAACCCAAGCGAGAATCAACATCAATGGCTCGTACACACCCATCTGCATCTGGATTATGATCCGATTTTGTGGCGGAATGACGAGCATCACCCAACCACCCATCACTGGTAGAGCGACGATCTGGGTACCAGGTATCAATCTGATCTCTTAACCGCACACCAGCTGCACATAGCCATGGTTTACTCATTTTCTATCCAGGCTAAAACTGATTCATGCCAATACCAATTTAAGCCCTCTGGTCTTGGTGTAGGTGGTTGCCAATCAAAGTTATTGTCTAATGACCATGATGCGTGAGGTTGTACTGCTATAAATACATCTGCATCTTCATTATATTTATAGCCAACACTTGCAAATTGTTTCCTAATTTTATTGTTGTAACTAGTGCGCTTACATACTTGACCTCTAAAATTACCATACCAAGTTTCAGTATCTAATCCTTCAATAGTTTGTGTTTCATCAATACCTGTAATTACCTCAGTAACAATATTATTGTTATCTAAAAACGCGTAGTGTGCCATTATGCCCAACTCACATTTCCAGTGCCTGCTGTAATTGTTGCTCTTTTATATCCACCACTTGCAGCACTTTCTGTACCTGTCAATCCTGCGCCGATAGTAATTGTAAATGTATCTGCGTATCTTAAAATTACAATACCTGAACCACCTGAACCGCTTGATACTGTTCCAACTCCACCATCTCTTGCACCGCCACCACCGCCGCCAGTATTAACAGTTCCATTAGTTGCATTACCAGCTGGCGCAGCAACTTGTGCTGAACCTGCACCGCCACCACCTGTACCACCTGCACCGCCAGCACTTTGTCCACCGCCACCGCCACCGCCACCATAAGTTACAGATGAACCTGTAATTGAAGTTGCAACACCATTACCGCCAGCACCGCCAGTACTTCCGCTTCCATTACCACCTACTGCACTAGCACCGCCACCGCCGCCACCTTCTGAGGACGCATTTCCAGCACCACCCGCATAACCTTGATTGGCTGTACCTGTACCGCCAGGATCACTTACACCACCACCGCCACCACCACCAGAACCACCATTACCACCAGCACCAGGATATTTTGCACCATATCCGCCAGCTGTAGATGTAATAGTAGAAAACACAGAATTATTACCCGGGTTACCGTTTCCATCGCCAGATGTAGTAATTGCCGCGCCACCAGCACCAACTGTTACTGTGTAATTTGTTGACTTAAATAAAGATAAAGCACTTTCTAAACTACCACCGCCTCCTGTTGCAGTTACAGTACAACGCAATCCTCCCGCGCCGCCGCCTCCTGCATTTCCAACGCCGCCTGAACCTGCACCAGCAACAACTAAATAGTCAACAGTTATAGGTATGGCCACAAATCCAGTTAATTGACCAGCAACTAAATTACCTATCATTATTCAATAGCCCCAACAACATACCAAGCATTAGCAGCTGTTTTAATGCACACTGCAGATTTATACTGCGCAAGTGTTGGTGATGCTGCTACTGCGCCAGCACTTAATACTGTTGTAGTGCCTGGTGTTACTGCACTAATTGTGCAAGTACCTACACCAATATTTAACACTGTAATTGCTGTGCCTACTGGAAATGCTACAGATGCATCAGTTGGGATCTTAAATGCTATTGCTGTGGCTTTGTTCATTATTTCTAAGACCTGATATTGGTCATCAAGTACAGCTGTGTAATCTACTGTGTTTGCAGTGCCTACTGTAAATGAAGTTAAACCATTAAACATGCCAGATGTAAGTACATCACCTGTTGCTGCTGGAAATCCTGTTGCCATTATATCTCCTTAATAAGATAGTACGTTTTGTCCTAAGACACCGTAATCTACGTTGCCTATTATAAACCCATCTATGACAGGTTCGAGTGTTGTAAAGGTTGTTTTCCAACTATTCGGTGTTATGTTCATTCTGACACCAAAAATCTGTAGGGTCTTTTCTAGCAAAGATCCACCTGGCTGAGTGGTAATAATGGTTATAGGATCAAAGAAATCTAAGTCTAGGGCTGCAACTACGCCTGTATCATAGTTAGGGGTGTATAGGTCTAAGACTATGGCATCGCATCGGATCGTGGTCTCAGCTCTACTTGCCACATAAGCCTGGGCATAATCTAGGGCTACTGCATCCGTCTGCATAAGTAAGTTGTCTTGGAAATAACTGTGCAGGAAATATTTATCTATAGATGCTTGATTAGATGCTACCTGTGCGCTACCACCAGTCCTAGTAATAGTAGCTTTATTAAATATAAGCACATCATTTAGTACCCAAGCAGCATCGTAATAAACTATGCCTGTGCCATTATCTGCAAAGAGTGTAGGTGTGCCACCAATAGATCCAACAGTTACTGCTCTATCTTGAAATACAAACGAGCCATAACCATCTACATATAAAGCACCATACTCTGAGGTAGCCACTGTAGTTAAAGCTTGTAGTGCTGTGCGGTTAGTGCCTGGGTCTGCTTGCATAGTTGTAAGACCTGCATCTACATCACGCATTGATGCTGGCCATGAAATCTCATCTAATATCTCGTTAATACGTGTGCCTGCTAGATCGCCTGCAATAGCACCTGTAACTGTGCTAATCTGTGCTAACTGGGCTAATCTAAATGCATCTACAGCTTCTATGGTAGTTGTTGCTAAATCTGCAGATGATTCGTCTGGGTATCTAGTTACATAACTTGTAATAAATCCAGAAAATACAGGATAGGTGACACCGTTATAGGTTGCAGTAATCTGCACTTTCTTCATAGGTGTTAATAAATTGTAATATGGGCCGCTCACGTTCTGCGGATTGAAGTCGCCATTCTGATCTATGATGGTTAAACTAAGTGATCCTGTCTGAAATTGATCTGATAATGCAGTACGACCTCTGTTGGTTTCAATACGATTTATACGATTAGACACATCTACAATTACAGCTGCTGAGTCTGCTAATACGTTAGTGCCTAAGATACCTTGGTCAATAATCATAGCCTGAGCAAATGATGGCCCAGTGCTAAAGTTGATTATTGCATTTACTACTGGTGCTGCCATTATGGTAATCCGCCATTAGGTGCTGTGTTATAACCACTGCGCCCAGCGACTTGAATGCTTTCTGCCATAAGTTGAGCGAACCTGTCACCAGATGGACTGCTAACGCTTAGATTGACATCTACTGATCTATTGCCTGATTCTCTAGCTCTTTCAGTTGCAATTTGCGCAACATTCATTCCGCTGTAGCCAGTAGTGCCGACTAATGACACTGCTAGATCTTGGAAGTAACTAGCGGGTAATGAAGTTGCACCAGATGGTGCGCTAGTAGTAGTTGTCGAAGGTAAGCCGAATTCTTTGTTAATTTTTTCTATTTGAGCATTGATTCTACCAATTAAAGATCTAACCTGGACTAAGGCAAACTCTGTGATACTTAGACCAGCTGCTTTAGCCTGCTCAGCAAGTTTTTTCAAAGCCTCGGCTGCTTCCATTTCTGCCAGTATCTTTTTAGCTAAAGCATCATTATTGTCGAGTATGGCTAGTTGAGCCTGTAGACGTGATTTAGTTTCTTCATCGGTTGCTTTAGCTAGGGCAGCAGTTAATCCTATGCGCTCTAAGTCAAACTTCTTTTTTAACTCTTCTACGTTTTTATTTTCTAGCGCGTTCTTTTTGTTAAGTATTGCTAATTCTGCTGTTTTAGCCTTTGCTAATCTGTCCTCTGTTCTAATCTGCTGAGCAGATATACGACCTGCACTGCGTTGCTGATTAAATGGTAATTGACCAGGTTGTTTATCTAATGAACCTAATTTACTCGTAAGTGAGAATATGTTTGTGGCAGTCAATACATCTAATAATTGTTTAATGCCTGGTGCATTACCTACAGTTTTAATTGCTTTTGCTAATTCACCTATACCACCTACGACATCAGCTATACCTTTAGCGAGGTTAGTCATATCATCTGACAAACTTTCTATACTTTGATCGCTACTTAATGCAGTTAAAGCATCTACTAAACCTTTACCTATAATCTCTGTAGCATCGGCAGCGGCAACTTGTAGCAGACTCATCTTGCCTGCGTATGTGTCTAATCTAGCTGCGGCTTGACCTGCGAACTTGGCATTTAATTCTTCCATGATCTTATCCATGTTGCCAGTCTTAAGCGTGGCTTTGCTTATGCCTGCGCCTAATCTGCTAAGGCCTGCGGTATTACCTGAGAATCCACGTGTTAATGCTGCGCTGACCTCGGAAAGTGATCTACCTGTAGCTGCACTTACATTTAATGCGGTCTGTAGTGCATCTTGGCTCTTTGTAATAGATCCAGTAGCTGTAAGTAATTGCTGAAATGCTGGACGCAACTCATCATCTAATACGCCATACAAAGACTGCAGGCTTGCTATATACGCTTCTACTCCTGGTGCTGAGAATGCAAAGCCTGTATTCTGTAATTGTACTTCTAGTGATTTAGCGGCCTTTTCATCAGCTGCAAATGCTTTTACTGCTTCTTTACCAAACCTAGTTATTGCTCTAACTGAAAATGCTGCAGCAAGTGTGCCGCCTAATTTTTTAACTTGCTTGTCAAATACGTTTACATCTTGCTTAGCCTTTTTAAGAGCCTTACCATTCCAAGTTGCCGAAGCTGCTACAAATATATTGGCCACTATGCCACCTTCTTAATTTCAGTTTTGCGTGTAAACTCTACAGCTGTTTTATCTATAGCCTTTAATATCGCTTCATAAACTTTTATGTTATCTTGTGCCCAAGCCTTGTAAATTAAACGGCCTTGCATCTTTCGACCAGTTGCCCCACGTGCGCCTGGCACTCTTTTAGGCTTTGTTACTGGCTCTAAGGCACCAATAAATTGTTGGCTAGCAAATGGGTTATTTGAATCATAAAAATCTAACGCTTGACTCTTTGCAGATTTTCTAACGTAAGTGCCGCTACCTTCATGCCTAAATGTAAATGGTGCTCTGCCTTGTGGATTTAATCTGCCTGCAGTTTCATAAATAGAACCAGCCCTACTTACGTTGTAAACATATTGGCTTACTTGCCAGCCATTCTTTGTGGCTACATTTTTACCTGGGTTATATCCAATACCAGCCTTAACTACACTGCCATCATACTTTGGAAATGGTCGTTCAATATTAGAAGATAATGTTTTAGACCAGCCTGATAGCACCTGTGCATTAGATGGCACAAAACCTTTGGATTTTTCTGCCACTGCTCGCATTAACGGATCAATAGCCTTGCTAATCCTTAACCTTAAATCTTCATCAATAAAACTGAGTCCATTAAGGACATCTTTAACGCCTACGACCTCTGCTGGCATTTTTGATCTCCTTAGCTCTATCTGTTAGCACCTGCACAATTGCTGTCAACATGTCTGAGTCCATGTTAATAAACTCACTAGGCGCAATTCCAGTCTCTACACTTATAGCAGCCACTGTATAGAGAATGGAATCACGCTGGACTATTTTTTTTCTTCGTCTAATACCTCGACAGTTTCTAAGCTGTCAATAAACTCTGCACCCCATAAAGGTACTTGTGCGCCTGATCTGCGTAGACATTCCCAAGCGAGCCAATAGATATTTGACTGCATTTCTGTTTCTCTCAGCGCCTTGGATATGCCCATGCCTTTACTAATTTCAAAAGCGTACTCGACTCCTGGTGTTATCTTGTGTTCAGATATTTCGCCATTAGCCCTTGTAATCTTTAGCTTTGCCATTATTACTCCTTAGTTAGAATGCTACCGATGGTGACACTGTTACTACTGAGTTTACTGTAAAGGACAGACTTGAGCTTGCAATTTCAGCCACGCCAGCTTGACCGATTGGGGTTAGGTTGTTTACCAGGATTGAGAATTGGTAAGTTGGGTTAGCGGCTGATACTGCAGTGCCTTTAACTGTGATAACTGATACTGCTAGGGTTTGACCGAATGCTGCGTTAAGTGTCTGCATAACCTGAGAAGATGCCCAGTCATTAATAAAGTCGATAGAAAATGTTGCAGATTGTAGGCCTTGAGCAAAACGATGGCTAAGATCTGACATTGTTGTCACTTCAAGCTCGTCTACAATTTGGTTAATTACTGCATTAGTTACATAAGAACTAATATCAATTGAAGGTACTGTAGGCGCAGCGGCAGTAGCCAATTTAACGCCTACATTGTTATTTAAGTATATGGCCATTGTTATTCCTCTTCTTTTTTAGTTTGTGCGGTTTGTTTTGGTGCTTCCTTGATTTGGCCTATCTTGATTAAGAAGGCTAAGTCTTCTGCTTGTGAACTCATTTTAACTCCAGCTCGTTAGGATTGATACGGTGATTTCTGACGTTAATAAATCTCCACTAGCTGCATTAGTTATAGCTGGAGCGGAGACACTTGATATGTTATAGACTAGGGTCGATGCCGCTAGTTTAGTTACTACTGCCACAATAAAGTTTTCTATACCTAGCAAGTTGCCCTGATTATCAAATGCAGGTGTAGTTATTAGAATCTTAAAATTAGCAAGGGGTGCGATGCTTGTCTGGCTATTATTGCTTGGCACAATATAAGGATCGCTAGGTGTTACTACTACGCTATTTGCGAGAAGAGTTGCCGGTGGAAAACTAAAGGTAGACCACACGCCTGCATTAGTAAGTGCGGTTGCTAAAGTGCCACGTAAGGTGCTTATTGCAGCCATTAGCCGACCAGTGAGTTAGGACTAGAATACGGCTGGATGAGACCACGTATCCTATTTATCAGTTGGTACCCCATCCTGTAAGGACTTGCAGTGATCCCATCCATACCTACCCCACCAGTCTGGCTAACTTGACGGCTTTGCCAGATGTCAACAGCTACGATCATCGCAGCCTCTCGTATGGCAGGGGTCGCAGTGTAAGCCTGTGCTTTATGCTCTGGGCCAAGGGCTCGGCCGTATGGTTTGACAAAATGAAAGTTGTCATCCGCAGCTGTCTTTGCGTATTGAATAAAGCTGTAGCCGTTAGGGTATGAACTAAGTGCGTATGTACTCCAAAACATTGTGCCGATTGAAGCGGGCACTGTAGTACCTGGAAATGATCCTGTTAATGTGTATGTGCCGTTATACGTTGCACCACAATTAGACACTGTTATTGATTGACCTGTAGTAAATATGCCAGGATTTGATAATACTAAAGTTGCTACGTTATTGCTAATAGATGAAGCTACTACTGGGGCATCGTTATGCCATAAATAACCCTGTATTAAATCTTCTGCCGATTGGCAGCACTCTTCCACTGTAGCGTCACTGTATAAAGTGCCAATACCTAAATTACTGCGTAACTCTGCCATTGTTACCATTGCAGCGGCCATAGTGTCCTCTCTAAAAAGCTCCCTAGGGCTAGGGCTACTAAACCCTAGGGATTATTAAATTAACTAACTTATTAGGTTAGGTTGAAGCGGCGAACGCCACCAGCGACTAATACACCAACGGCCATGTAGCCATATAATGCAGTCTCGATTTCTCCTGTAGCTGGCTGATTAACAGATAGGCGTAGGATTGGTGATTCGTAAATTGATACTGAAGATGGAACTACAATAAATGCAGACTCATCGATAGTTGTTGACACTGCGTTTGGATCTACGTATAGATCTAGACCTAATACGTTACCACGTAGTGATGTTGGTGCAGATACTCCTGCATTGTTCATTGGATTAGCAGCGTTGTAAATTGGGCGACCAGTTGTATCTGTTGCGCCTAATAGTAGTGACCACTGTGATGTACCAGCGATGTAACGTGTTGCTAATTCACCTGTTGCAAGGTATGCAGCTGGTGCTTCTTTAGATACGTAGGAAATAATTCCTGCTGAATCTGCTGCTACTGCTGTGGCTTGTGTACCGCCTGCTGTTAGTGCTGCAATAACTGCTGCATCTGTTGCTTTGTTATAAGCACGTGTCATGTTATCAAGCATGGCTGCAAAGAACTCTGGTGAGCTGCGCTCTAAGATTTCTAAGCTGTAGCGTTGTAGTCCAGCATACTTCTTAACAGTTAGGTTTACGTATGAAGATACGATACCTGTCTCTGATGGGCCTGCTGCTTCTGCTGTTTCTGCCACAGTACCAGAAGTCGTAATCTTTGGAACGGATATGGTCATACCTGCAGCTGGTAATGCACGTGATCCGATTGCATCTACTGCTGGGCGTGATCCAATAAGTGTATCTACTACTGTAGGTACGAATTGTGTTGGGCTAAATGCTGGGTTAGTAGTAAATGAATCATCTGCTGCAGTTAAAAACTTAGCAACGTCTGCTTCTGCTTTCATTACCCACTGTGCTGATTCATTGTTACCTAATTTTGCTTTGATGCTGTGTTCTAGCATGTGAGCTTGTGTTCTAATTGGTGAGCGAGGCTCTGTATAGAATGATGCACTGATTGTTGGGCGTGCAGCCTCTACTGGAGCAACCTCTACCACTGGTACTGCTGTTGGCTCGGTGGTGTTGTCCACTTGTGCCTCACTTTCCGTAGTTGGTTGGATTGTTGCATCCGCTTCGCCTTCGCTAGCGGCAACTTTAGTTACTTGTGCTTCTGTAAATGCTGGTGATTCAACTAGGCTAACTTCTTTTAATTGCGCCTTAGTTACATAAATATAATCTTTTTTCTGTGATGATTTAATTACATCTACGCCTACAGACATACCAGATATAAGATTTTCTTGTGCAAGCGTCAAAGCGTCTGAGCCTTGCATGCTGGCACTAATTTTAAAGCTAGCGTAGATACCATCTTCTTCTTCGTTAAATCTTTGCATACGGCCAATAGGCTTATCGTTGCGGTGTTGCATAAGCATCTTAATCTTGCCAGGGTCGCCTACATCTATTGATCCTTTAGCAAAGACCACTTTACCTACGCTGGTGTTACCAGGTGTTTCAAACGGTACAATTTTGCCTGCAATAACTCTGCGCTCACTATCTGCGCTTTCTATTTGACTACTAAATGTAAGAATCAATTTGAATCCGCCCATGTTAAGACTGCAAAAGTAAATGATGGGGTAGTACCAGCGATTGTGCCAACTACTCTTAATTGATCGGTAAATGCAGTAGTTAATCTAATTACTTCTCGTGTAACGCCTGTTGCTTGTGTAAATGTAGCAATAGTATTCCAGTTTGTGCCATCTACTGTATCTTGCACTACGACATCTAATGTAGGTGAAGTGCCGCTAGCTGCTGTAACGTTTAATTGCATTACTAATAGTCTTGCTGCAGATAGGCCTTTAACGGCTGTGCCTGTAACTGTTTCAGTGCGAGCAGCTGACGCTAGTAGCGTTACCGTGCTTGCAGGTATATTGGCTTGTTGTATATCACTCATGCATTTTCTCCTTTTGCGCTGTTGATGTACTCAGCATCGCCGCTTTGATTTCCGTTAGGTGTTAGATCTTCCATTTCCTTTGCATCATCTATATCAATAAGTCCAAGGGCTAGCATTTTTTCTATTGTCTCTAGTCTTGCCTTATCATCTGATCGTAAGAAAGTCTCTGAGATGTTAAAACGCACAGTGTGGCCGTTAGCCGTTATATCGTTCATGCTTAATCTGTCTTCAATAGCACAGATATAAGGCTGTAGTGAATAAGCTACAAACTCTTTACGACCATCAATTATATTCTGGTAAGTCATGCTGTTATTCATATCTGCACTTATGTAATATGCAGGTACATTCATAGCACGTGCAATTTGTGTGGCTAGGTATTGTGAACTTTCATTATAGGTCATATCTTTGGGTGAAAAACCAACAGCCTCATAAGATAATGTGCTAGTCAAATATGCTGTGCTTCTATTTTGACGTGCTTGTTTCCAAGCCGCTAATAATCCTTGTACTTGTGACTCTGGCATATCTGCGCCAGTATTTTTTAGAAATCCTGTTGCCATAGGTGTCTGTGCTGCTACAGCTGTAGCCTTCTCGATATCTAATGCAGCTTGTATTGTGCGGCCTGCTGTTTGTAATACACCTTGTGTTAATCCTTGGAATGTAACTAATGAACCAATACCTACCATCGGTACTTTTTGGTTATCTATT